GTGTAAATCTTGATAAAGGTCTGGCCACCATTTCCAAAATGCCTCTACATATGGATTTGGTTCATCTTTTGGAATTGGTAATAAGTCCAATTCCTTTAATCCACCCAATGAATTAAATTTAGTAGTAGTTGGATAACCACCATGTTTTTTTGCTTCTTGCATCCATTGTGTTGAGATGTGTGGTGCACAATAACTACATTTAAAATTACATGCACTTGAGAATACAACCTCTACATATGTTGGGTTTACATTCTCTCTCCAATCAAGTAAATAATTTTTACCATCTTTTTTATGTTGAACTTTATCCCAAAATGGTTTTGCCCATGATTCATTACTCTTTAATATCCTATCACTAAATATATCACTATTATCTTCTACATTCCAACAATAATCACATTCAGATGGTCTTTGGTCTGTTAACATTTCTTTACGAGCATGTTTTTTATACCAAGTATTATGTAGTGCACTTGGATTCTTTTTAATTTCTTCCAAAGGTATTTTATGTGTTCTTGGATGGTGACATGAATGTGTATGTCCATTTTGTAGATGAATAGTAACTTGCATCCATTTTGCAACACACATTCCACAACCAACTGAATCTAATTTTCCCTTGGTTTTATTTAATTCATGAATATCTTTCTGTGCTTGGGTTATTGCCATTCTGGTATATTATCATGTTTACATATAAAATTAATAAAATCATGACGACCTATTTTATCTACTGAATCTACTTCATACTTTAAATCTGTCAATCCATCTTTTTTTGTATCCCAAAGTCCATATTGAACTTCAGTAAAAAATCTTTTTTCATTTCTACTTGTGTCTTCTTGAAATACGAATCTATTATTAACAATACCATTGATTGGATGTTTTAGTGATTTGAATCTACCATTTCTACGATGTGGTACAATAGTGTGAGATATATCATCTAAGTTTTCTGTAGTAACTTGACATCCATGATTTATACCATGATTGTTATTACCACTAATATCATAAACATAATTTTCATCTACATTAGAAAACTCATAATGTAATACACATCCATCATAATCGTTACAATTTGTAATATCATTACTATAAAAATCTTTTATTTCACTATCATCAAGTACCCGATTCCACATACCAACTTGTGCAACTTTACCATAAAAGAAATTACTTGGACTATTTTCGTTTGGATTCTTAACTCCTAAGTAATATGGAACACCACCATATCTTTTTGCATTTCCATTCATAATTAATGGTGATTCCACACCATGTCCAAATCTTGCATCACTTTCTTCACCATTTAAATAAAATCTCAATGAGTTATTTTCATGGTCATGTGTAATCATCAAATGACTCCATATGTCAGGATTTCTTTTCAACCACATATAATTATGTTTATTTTTAAAGTCATACATTGAAAATGAAAAGGCTCTTGAATTATCATATGCAAATCCCATCTGATATCCTGTCCTACCAAGTATGTAATTATGAATATATTGTCTATTTTGTAAGTCTCCAATCAAATACATTGGTACATCAAAGTTATCATAAGGTTTTACTAATATACTCCAAGTAAAACTTTCTGTTGTCAAGTCTCTCAATGATACAGATGGTGGTATTTCAACATAAGAATCTAACCCATCAAACTCAAGTGAATTAATCATTGTATTAGTCTGTGGTAACTTGTCATTGATTACATAGTTTTCTTGTTGACATCTCCATAATAAGTCATCATCTTCCATACCCCAATTCCAATAATCATTTGAGTACCCATTAATATTTTCAAATTGTTCTTTTGTAAATAAAATAGCACCACCAAAATATTGTATTGATGGTAACATATAATCAAATTGACTTATATGAACTGCAAGATGTTGTGGGTTGTCTGTAGGATAACTATAATCACAAGTCTCATCTTCTGGTACCATATCAATATCATGAAAACAAAAGTAATCAAAACCTTCTTTTAATGCCTCATTGAAAGCAATGTTCTTTGCAGTTCCACGATTAAATCTTAATACCGTATCTGGTTCTATTTGATTTGCAATAAAAATTTTAAATTCTATATCAGGATGATATTTTTTCATAAAATCTTCCATATGTGGAATGAATGTATCTAAATGTTCTTTTCTTCTATAATGTGGAACACATATTGCTAATTTTTTACTCATTATCTATACTCACAAAGTTAATTTTTGCTTGACTTTCTTGGTTTTTTATTGTATATTTTAATGTGGATAATCCATCTTCTTTGTAATCATCTATACCTGTTCTTACAAAATTAAAATATCTTATCTGATTATCTCTTGAACGCCAGTCTTTGAATTTAGTTTTTGACCATCCATTTTCATCATGGTCTAAACAAGTGAACTTTCCATCTCTTCTTGTTGGTAGTGATTTTTCTTCACCCAATACTAATTCTTGTTTTTTTCTGATAGCACCTTCTATATGACCATTATGATTATACTTTGACTTATCAATAACTCTTTCGTTTTTTATATTTTCAAAATCAAATGAACAGAATAAATCATCTACAAATGAATATTCATTTTTTGGTTGAGAAACATCCCATGGAACACCTTCATTAAATAATTGTCTAACTGCTCTTCTATCTACGGTTCTTCTCCACATACTAAATTGTGCAATGTTACCTTCAAACCAATTATTATCTCGTACTGAGTTTGGGTCTGTACAACCTAAGTAAAATCTATCTCCCTTTATCTCTCTTAAATTTCCAAAATATGATGTAGGTGAGTTTTGTACTTCTTCTCCATTAATATACATTTGTAATGTCTTAGTTGGTGCATCAACACAAACAACTATATGATTCCATTGTTCTGACATCTTATGACTTACAACCCTATACTCATCGTGGTCGGTATTCCATACACCATATTTATATTGTTGTGCACTTGTCCAACATAATCCTGTGTGATATCCTGGTTGTGCAAATATATGAAACTCATCATAATGTTTTTGATTGTCTATCTCTATCAAATCTGATGGTTGTACCCAAACTTCAAATGAATATGAACCTCTTGTTAAGATTTTTTGCCATAGTGGTGATGTCTTAATACTAATGTAATCACCTTTTTTAAAGTCCATTGACCTAACAAAAGGATTTGTTAATTGTTGAGTAGATACAATATCTTCCTTTAAAGGTAGACCTGCAGTTCTACATCTATATAACAAATCATCATCTTCAAAACCCCAACCCCAATATTCGTTAGAGTATCCATTTATTAATTCAAAATGTTGAACAGGAAACAATGTTACCCCACCAAAGTATTCAGGATATGGTAGTTTATATTTGTTATTAGATAATCGTGTTGATAATTGTGTTGGTCTGTCTACCCATGAATAGTCACATGAATTATCTTCAGGTAACATATCTACATCGTGAAAGCACACATAATCACACTTGGCGTTTTTTGCCAGTGTGAATCCGATGTTACATAACCATCCACGATTAAAAGGTAATTTATTATCTTGATTTACAACAAATACTTCATAATCATCAATTGAAGTTTTTTCAAGATGAGATTCTATCTCTGGTATAAATCTTGATAAATGTTCTTCTCTATCTCGGTATGGTACAATTATACCAAGTTTTGCCATTATTTTTTACTACCAAATATACTTTTTAGTACACCACCATCTTGTACTGGTTGTTCAGTAGGTGGTTGTTGTTGTATAGGTGGTTGTTGTTGTATAGGTGGTTGTTGAACTGGTTGATTTGGTTGTGGTGATGAGTTTAATCCCATTTGATACATTTCCCATAACTTCCAATCAATAGCTTCCAACTTTTCTTCTATACTTGTCATTGCCTTTAACAGAAGTGCAAAATTATCACTACCTGTTAATCCACTATCAAGTGCATCTCTTGCATCTTTGATATCAGTATTTTCTGTTTTTTTCTTTGTTGCCATGTTTATCTCCTTAGGCCTGTATTGTTAATATTGAATGTTTATCAAAGTATTGTTCGGTTTTTAAAACACGAAACCTACACTCTTGTAAATCATTCGTTATTTTGTTACTTATTAACTTTGTTAAAATTTTGTAATTATTTTGAGAGTTAGAACCTTCATAATTTTCTTTATTTAATTTATTGTAATCACTACCTATATAACCATAATTTCCTCTACTTCTTATAGGTAAATATAAGTCATCTCCCTCTTTCACTATATTTTTTTTAGGTATAACAGGATTATTTAAAATCATATTATTACCATTACCACTTTCATCCCAAATCATATTTTTATATCCTGCACTAAAATCATAATAACCAGATGGACATTCAATTGTATACTCATTGTTAAAATTACCATTTTTATAAATTTTATTTACTGATATTTCATTTAAAAATATATCATAAAAACTTAAATCTCCAATTGAGATATTACATCTAGCCTGTGAAGTATTAGTTTTTTCTGTTGCAACACCAATATAAAATGGTGTCTCTAATGGATATTTTTTAATTGAACTTTTAATTACCACACTATTACATAATAACCCATTTATATACATGTTGGCAGTCTTTTTATCTTTACTATAGGATAATCCAACATGTACCCATTCACCAATATTTACTGGATAGTCACCCACTCTAACATATTCATTTTTAAAAGTCCAAAGATTTGTACTCAATGTGAGTTGTGATTTATCTGTTTTTTCATTGTATACAAATTTTATACCTGAATGATAACCTGGTCTACTAACTACATATCCTTCTTTTACAATATCTTTGTTTAATCTGACCCAACATGTGATGGTAAAACTATTATTCATAACATCTTTCATTGAACGAGTATTAGTTTCTATTTTTGCATAATTATTATAGTCTATGTCAAGTGAATCTACTGATTTTGAATCTTCTATTGTCCTTATAGTAGGATAATTTAATTTATTCATTTTATATAATAAGTGTAAATCCTCATATCCATCACCCCAAAAGTTATTGTAAAATCCACCTATGTTTTCAAATTCTTTTTTAGTAAACATTAATGCACCATTAAAAAAAAACTTACTTGGTAAATTATACTCATCTGGTACAAAATCAGGATGAACACCAAATGATAGTTCATTTAGAGAACCAACTAAACATTTAGGTCTTTCATCAAATGAGTAGTCACATTCATCATCCAAAGGTATAAAGTCACTACGATGAAATACAACATAATCCCAATCATAATCAATGTTGTATATATCTTTAAAAACTTTAGTACCACTTAGAAATCCAACATTATATAACTTACCATAATTTACTAAATTTTTATTTGATTTCAAATCAACTAATATAATTCTATATTCTATATCTTTATCTCTCATGAACTCATCAAAATGTGCGACAAAGTTTTCATTATATTGTTCATTAAAATCTGAAACTATTAATAATTTATTCATGACGATAATCAATACACTTTTGTTTTACTTCATCCCAATAAGAATACCAGTTATTATCACTTAAATCCTCTATCATAAAATCTTTTATATTTATTCTGAAGTTATTATCTAACAAATATTCATACATTTTTTTATATTCAAAATAATAAGAATAATCTTGTTTTATCATTGTTACTTGTCTCAATCTTTCAAAACAATCAAAATCCCATTTCATATGATTGACTATGACAAAACATTCATCAATAGGATATTTCTTAGGATGATTCCATCTATCACCATATGTATCTTGACCATCAATGATGGCATAATGTTGACCTGGTGTAACATCAATGTGTCCTTTACTTAATACTATTTTATTAGGACATGCATTTGATATTGGTTCCCTAAAGAATCCACCCAATGGAAATTGTTCCCATACATCCGAGTCTTTAGTTATTTTAGGAAATGTTCCATCAACTCCTAATCTATCAAGAAAACCACCACTTACAAATTCCCAACCATTCTCTTCACAATCATATATTATCTCTTCTAATGGTTTTGGATACTCGTGAAACTCATCGTCATCTGAAATAACCCACCAATCGTTTGGTTTTGTTCGTTTAGTCTCATTATACAAATGTGTTACATGATTCCAATCATATGGTGGATGTTTACTGATATTATATATCTTTAATCCATAGTGACTTAAAACATCCTCAACCTCTCCCACGAGATTTTTATTCTTACCATTATCATATACATTCACAAACACATCATCAACTATATCTTGATAGTGTTCAATCATGTGATATAACATATTAGGATTATGACCACATACCGTAACTAAATTTTTGGGACTTTTACTGACCAACTGGCTCTCCTACAATTTTCCCAAAAATCTGCAAGTTCAGGAAATGTTTCTAAAAAATTTTTATCTCTTCTATTATCATATTCATTGAAAAAATTAAAAAAGTCTCCACGATTCTTCATCAACCAATCAACATCATCCAATGGTGACTCTGCATAATCAATCAATCGTCTAAACTTTTCTATTTCAAAGTCATAATATCCACTATGTCCATGACCATAAATGTGTAGATATTTATCTTCACGATATTTTTTCATTAACTCAATATCTTCCTTCATCTTATCAATCCATTTAGTAGGTAAGATTCTCAATGATTGGTGTGATGGTTGTCTTAAATATGCAACATCTAATAAGATTGCATAATGTCTGTATCGTTTACCATTGTAATGTTTTCTCTTTAGATGAAATACACCCTCAATAAGTTTATCAAAATTTGGTGCACTCAATGCATTATATGTTGACATAATTGTAACAGATGCCTTTGGAACTTCTGTTAAGAATCTGTCTATGTTATACCAAAACTTTTCAAAGTCTAATCCATCACGAATATACTCCGCTTGGTCTCCCCATGATTCTATACTTGTATAAACCGAATAGTTCCAAACCAAATCATTTTCTGTAATGTATTTTGATTTCTCAATAAACTTATCAAATAGATTGTCAGGTGGACAAAAATTTGAATTGATACTAATCTCTAATTCTGGATTAACATCAGGATTGTCAATAATATAATCCAATACTCTAAATGTTCCCTTGTGTAGAATAGGTTCACCACCAGTTATTCTCAATGTATGTAGGTCAGGATATAAATCTGGCCACCATTTCCAAAATGCTTGTTCATATGGATTAAAGTTTTTGTATGGTATCGGCATCATATCTGCTCTCTTTAACCAATCTGTATTATTGAATAATCCACTTGTTGGATATGGGCCTTGATTCTCTATCTCTGACTGCCACCTTGATGAACTCTTTACATCACAATAACTACATGCAAAGTTACATTGATTACTAAATGATATCTCAACATAAGGTGGATTGGTATCTTCTCTCCAATCCGAATCTCTAATCTTTCTAAAGTCTGGTAATGCCCATGCCTCTGCACTCTTCATGTGTCTGTCACTAAATGCATCTTTATTTGCATCTTCTACTTTCCAACAATAATCACATTCTTTAGGTCTACCACCTTCCAACATCATTTTTCTTTGAAGTTTTTTAAACTTTGTATTATGAAGTGCAGATTTATTTTCTTTTAGTTCGTCTAATGGTATTTTATGTGGGACAGGATGGTGACAACTATGAGTCATACCATTTTGTAACAATAGTGAAACTTGGTTCCATTTTGCCAAACAAAATCCTCTACCTACTTTATTTAATTCTCTCTTAAGAATATTAATTTCTTTTAGACCATGAAGACTTTTTTCTTTAAAAATATCAATATCTACTTCTTGTTTTTGTGCCTCTTCATCTTTTATCTCAAATTGTTCCAAATGAATTCTCATCTTCAATTCTTCACTTGGTTTTTTCAATTGTCCTTTTTCTTTTAGTCTACTTATTTCACTCTCAATATAAGGTGATGAATGTTTTAATAAATGATATTTGTAAGTTTCAAAATCAACATCAAGACCTTGACATATTTCCATAAACAGAATATGTTTCATTATATCAGAATTTTTGATATCTGTTCTTTCTCTTTTCATTCTATCTAACTCTGATTCTGTTTCTTTTCTTAAATCAGAGTTCAACATTTGAAGTCTTTTTCTTATTTCTTCTTTACCATACTCTAAATCTTTATCCATATTCTCATACCAAACATCGGTATTTCTGTTATGTTTATTTATGATAACAACTCGTTGTTCTAATTCTTGATATGGACTTAAAAGTTTGTTAGATTTTTTTATTTTATTAATTTCTAATTCAACTTCAGGTGAAGTATGTTTTAAACATTGTTTGATTGTAACTCTATATTCAAGTTCTTGTGTTACATTTACAATCCTTGCACTATCAGGAACATCGTGATAATATCTACTTATCTCTTCGTCAATATATTCATTTTGATATCTTTCACACTCAGATAACTTAATTAAATAATAACACTCTTTATCAAATTGTTTTGTGAAGAAATCCTTATCTTGGGCACGATATAAGTCCATTCTTTTTGAAACCCACTCTGTTGAATGGTTTTGTCTAATTTCGTAATCAAATTGTTTTTCTGGCCACTCGTTTAAGTGTGTAAACTCTTTGATACCTTTGTTTTCTATTTGTACAAAGTTATTCATTTTTTTCTTCTAATTAAGGTTGTTCCTGTTGAGAATGGTAATTTTGTTTTTTCCTTAAAATCAAAAAAATCAAAAATTTCCCATTCATCACTCTCTTTAAGTTTTTTAATTAATTTTGAAGGGCCTGACATATCATCAAACTTTTCACCCTTTGGTACTATTAAATTTTTAAAGTACTTTTCATCAGTATCGTGAATGGTAATTATACCATCTTCAGTTAATCTCTCACTATATAATTCAAAATCTAATTCAACTTGTTCAAATGAGTGACCTGCATCTATATGTAAGTAATCTATCTTAACATCTTTTCTTAAGAAAAAATTATAATAGGCATCATCTGTAAGTGCCTCTATTACCTTTGGTTGAAATGTTTCTACAAAATAGCTATCATCATTCCAATCAGGTTCCCCATTAACACCATTTTTTGCATCAACAACATATGTTATACCAAATATATCATCAGTAAACACATCTAATTCCTTTAAATCCCATTGGGCAGCAATCATCATTCTTGGCACATAACCACCACCACTTCCTAAACATACACAATTACGAGATTTCATAAAGTATGGTATTGTATAAAACAATAAACCACCACCCAAGTAAATGTGTGTTGCTCCGTGTGTGTCTCTATATTTTACTGGTTCTTTCTCATCACCATTATGTAATAATGAGTCAAATATCCAGCCTTGATTTAATAACCCCATAATAAAACCTCTTTGTTATAAGTATAATCTTACCATCTCAAACGATTGTAAAATGTTGCAACATGGTCTGAAAAGTAAAATCTCTTGTTATTTCCATATTTGTGTTGGTCTTCTTGAAATGCATTTTGATAAAACCAATAATCTGCATCGTATAAATCATCATCTTTTGTTGGTTTTGTAGGATATGGTTTCCATACAGAATGATGAAATACAAATTGTCCACTATCTGCAGTAGCATATTTTAAATGTTGTTTACCACTATCATCATTAATTATTTCAGTACCACTAATGGTTGAATCCCTATCTAAATTAATCATTTCTCTTTGACCTGTTTCGTGTTTAAAGTTAATAAACTTAAATTCTTTATCTAAGTATGTTAATAGTTCACGAAGTGTAACATAAAAATCATAGTGTAAAACATTGTCATCATCTACGAGTATGACCCATCCTTCTTTTACATTTTCCATTAATGCATTTTTACCTTGATTTCCCCAACAACCACATTCTGTTTCTGTAAATGAATACATATCATCAAATAGACTTGATTCTATATCTGATTTCTTACACACTAATTTATCCATTGAGACATGCCATCTTGGTTCAAAAAAATCTGTTAATAATGGTTGTTTGAAAATTGAATCCCTTACTAAATGTAAATTGTGTGGATTTAAACCACAAGGTGTTCCGATATTTATAACTATTTTTTTCATTAAGGTGCGTCGTTTGTTCCTTTATTATGTACTAATATTCCATTTACAAGATATACATCTGATGGTTCTACATCAAGATTAACAACTTCAACTTCACCTTCTACTCTTGATATTTGGTCTATTAACATTTCAGATTTATCTTCTCCTAATAAATATTGACCAACTTTACAATTACCTGCTTTCATCCACTTCCATATATTATCTATATCTTTTATTAGTAATTCGTGTTCACCAGTAACTTTAAGTTCTAAATTAAGTCCTGTATTATTATTCTTACTAAAGATAGAGTAATAATGTGGGGCATAATCAAAATAAAAATTATCAATTACTGCAGTACTTGATTGAAATCCATCTATTGAAGATGTTGTCCAAGTTGACCATTTATCATAACCCAAATCTTCATCAGGTAAAGTTTTAATATTAAATGTATTTACCTCATCACCTATATCCAAATCTTCTATATTCTTATCACCATTTGGTGTAGATACTTTAGAACCTGGTAGGAAACATGCAACCGTTTGTCCACCATATGTGTCTTGAATCTCTACAGCCTTAGTTATTGCAGTATTATATCTTGTTGAATGGTCATTGAATCCATCTGATTGACCATCATCATTATACTTACCAGTTATACTTACTGATTGGTCATTATATTGTGGCCCTGCCCACTTCTTTAAAGTAATGTGGTCAATAAAAATATTACCTGCACTACCTGTAAATTCTAATCTAAGGTCTACTGAAGTAGAACCACTTGTAAAAAAGTTATCAGTAAACAAATCCCAATTGTTTGTATTGTTTGCACCATCTCTACCAAATGTGTGTGAAGAAGTTTTTAAAACTACTTGTATATTTCTTGCACTTGGGTCGGTATTATAGAATCTTCCTTGAATTTCATAAGTAGAATATGCATCAACACTAATAGTTTGAGTCAATGCACCATCATCAATCTGTGCTGCAAAAGAAGAACCACTACCTGCAGGGTCTGCATTTGGTGTACCACCACTATAAGTGTGTTTCGTAACTGCATCTGTAACTTCTTTTGCCCATGTTCCTGGTGTGGAAACATTTGTCCAAGTTGCAAAGTTACTATTACCAACAAGATTACTTGCAAGTACGGTTTTTAAATCTGATATGGTTCCTGCACTGAATGTTCTTTGATAACCACTATCTGTTGATAAACTAAATGCATCACTTTGATTTGTAGTCCATGTAAAGTTATCACTACGAGAACCAATTTTACTTAAGAATTTACTACCAGCATTTTGAAAAGTCAAGTTATAATTTTCAGATGTTTGTTCATCAACATAACCAAAACCATTCAATGTATTATCCACACTATCAATTGAAAACTCAGACATCTTAGTTTGTCCACCACCACCTGCACTTGTAAGTGAAGTGTTTGCGGTCGTATAACTTGAGATAGACGAACTAACTGCTCTTCTTAGTTTTCCTAATGATAAGTTTTGATTTGCTGTTGTACTCATATTATTTCCAACCTGGATAATCTCCTACTGGCCCTTTATAAATTAATTTATTTTTAGTTCCTGAAAATTCACCAATCCACTCATCACCTACTTGTCTTTCAACTGATTGAGTTTCTTGTTTTACTACTTTGGTTTCTTCTTTCTTAGGTTCTTCTTTTTTCTTTTTACCAAATCCAAACATTTATTTCTCCTTTAATAAATATTACTCGTTGTATATTCGTAGATATTTTTCAACCCATTCTTCTTTATTATCATATTTTTTCAAATTCTTTCTTAATCCTTCAAGTAAAATTTTTCTATGTGATTCTGATAATGTTTTTATCTCCTCTACACATTTATCAAACTCTTCTTTGGTGGTTGCTCTAAATGGATAATGCATATCATCACACCAATTATGTGGTAAAATTGGTAACTTACCATAGTCAATTGCCTCAAAAATACTATAACCAAATGGTTCATTGAGATGTGCAGAATGACTTATTCCCCAATCATCTCTATCCAAAAATCTTTTTAAGAACTGATACTTAAATTGATAAAATCTTGTATCAGAAAATTTAATTTTTAGTTTCCTTTCCCATTCTTGAACATCAAAGATATCGGTGAATGCAAATGATTTATGTCCTAATAGGAAGTGTGGGGCCTTTCTCGTTTCCATTCTGGCGGCAAAACCAATAGTGTCATTCATCACGATATCTTTGTTTCGTTCAAATTCATAGTAATTCGGTATATCAATTAAATCAAAATCTTTATGTAATGGTGTTTTTTGTACACCTATCCAAATCTTGTGTTTTGACCATTTCAAAACATCTCTTTCCCATTCTTTTGATGAGGCAAAGTGCATTAATCTCGGTAGATTCAAAGTAAACCCTGCCTGTAAACTTAAGTCTAAACTAACATGAACTACATTAGAATGTATCTTATCACGATGTTCAGATATTAATTTATGTGGTGTGTAGTATCCATGAAGTATATTGATTCTTCTACACTCTTTTATGTATTGTTCAAACTTAATTGGGTCATCACTTTGCCATACTACCTCAACATCAGTATCAAATTCTACATTTAAATCATCTATACGATTACGATGTATCAATAGTTTACTTGGATATGTAAGTTTTGGACTAACTTCTTTTAACCATTTATTAACCCAAACATCACTTCCACCATAAACTAATGAACCACCACCTGTACTATAATATACATCAAACATAATAACCTCTATTTTGCGTGAACATTATGAGTCATATATCCTTGTGCAATATATACATCATAAGGTTCACAATTTAAATTAACAACTTCTACTTCTTCCTCTACTTTTTGTATAGTGACAATTTGTACTTCTGTTAAATCATCCCTTATTAAATAGTCATCATACTGAACTAATTCATCAGTTCTTTTATATTGATAGATATATCCACTACCTTCCTCACCTCTACTGATAGCACTTTTCACTAACCATGGATGTTCTTCTGTAGTGTTGATAATACTATTGATTCTATAATAACTTTCATAGTAATCAAAATATAAATGTTTAACACTACCTGTTACTATTCTTGTATCTGATATATCATCATCACTCCATTCACCCCAAGTATCTGTAGAATCAAAATCTAATGGAATATCATCATTATGATATGCAACAATAGTATCACCTACATTTACATCTTCAATATTTCTATAAAAAGTATTACCCTTTTCATCTTGTAAAGTGATAGAAGTACCAATCAATAAACATCCACCACCACCATAAGTGTCATATACTGCACCATAAAATTCATCAAAATGTATTGGATGTTGTGCACTACCACTGGCCGGGCCACCTTGGTCATAATCAAAATTAGGTTTATTACCAGTCTCATCATGTACGACTTGTCCACCAATATTCTCACCTGCAACTGATGAAAAGTCTTGATATAAATCATGAATATCTGAGTTTGCAGTGTTGATTGCTATACCCTTTTCTTGATTTATATCTGATATACTCATGGAAACATTTTGACCAATGATAGGAACTAACATTGCACCATGTCCTGGTGCATCTAATATACCTAATGTTGTAGAACCACTTGAGTAGTTCTTACCATTATTAGTGATATTAGTTGATGTTATAACACCACTACCATTACTCGTACAAGTACCTGCAAAACTTTGTCCATGTTTTGATTTGGTTCTTACACTTAGAGTATAGGTTTGTGAACTACCATATCCACTACCACCATCGGTAATATTAATATTTAGTATTTTCCAACCACTTTGAAGTGCCACTTCTATAACCTCTTTTTAATTTCATCTAATTCTTTTTTCAAATCTTCTATTTGTTTTTGTTGGTCATTAATACCTTGAACTAATAAAGATACAACCTTATCATATTGTATTGCCTTATATCCATCTTTACGAGTAGTTACAATTTCAGGTAAAACTTGTTCAACCTCTTGTGCAATCAGTCCAATATCGTGTCCCTTTTCTCTTTCAACAATATCTGCCTTTTCATTCCAATCAAACTCTACTCCTCGTAGTCTACTGATTTTAAATAATGAATCCTCTATAGGTCTAATATTATCTTTTAATCTTATATCTGAAGAATAATAGGCTGTTAGATTACCAGTAAATCTACCTGCACCATCAACATCCAATGCAACACCAGGTGAAGTATCATTAATACCTAAACCTGTGTTAGTGATTGTTATCTTTGTTGATGTGGCATTATCATCTATCCCAAGAGAATTGAAACTCTTGATATTGATGTTATCAAAAGTAATATCACCAGTAAACGCATCATATAAATTAGTTATATGAGCCGTTGTGATTGTATTACCACTTGATATTCCTGATTTATCTAAGTTTGCCATTTATCATCCTATACTTGTATAAAAATATATTTACCATTGTGACCACCTTGCCCATCACCACCATCTGTAGTTTGTGCATTTCCTGAGTTTTTTCCACTACCACCTGGGCCACCTCTTCCACCCATAATACTTATGTTTCCATTTGATGATGGGTCACCTGCCTCATCATTTGGTTGTGTCGTGTTTAGAGTTCCTACAGAACTTTGGTCTGATGTAGTGATGATGATTATTGCACCGCCACTACCACCTGCTCCACCACCACCTGCTCCACCAGTATATATATCTGGGTCACCCATACCATAACCACCTGGTTCATAACCATTACCATTACCACCATTTCCA